GTTTACACCGACCCAATTACCGGGCTCACTCGAATGTTCATTCATTCGACTGTGTTCGATAACCCGTACTTCCTTCGCGACAACGCGCAGTACGTAAAGCAGCTCCAGTCGATCCCGCAAGAGGGCCTGCGCAAGAAGTGGTTTTTGGGCGACTTCAACGCGATGGACGGGCTGTTTTTCACGGAGTTTCGGCCTGAAAAAGTAGCAGGCGAGCCGGAGGAGGCGTTGCACGCTATCCCGCACGGTTCGGTCGAATTGCTCCCGCATTGGCCGCGCTGGATGTCGATGGACTGGGGCTATTCGCACGACTTCGCCGTATACAAGCATTGCAAGGCCGCAGACCAGCGCACGTACACTTACGCGGAAATGGCCGAATCGCGCGTCGGCCTGCGTGAAATTGGGGTCCGAATAGCGAATTGGGCGTTGGCGGATTTGACGGGGCTCCCGAGCCATCACATGACGCTGTATCTTTCTCCTGACGCGTTCGGCAAGAGAGATGAGCATGGCAGCGCGGCTGAGCAACTTGCGGCGGGAATTAGCGATGTGCTCGGCAAAGAAGGCGCGTTTATAGCGTACTTCACGGATCACGAGAAGACGCTGCCAGCGGATGAGGCGCTGGCCTCGATGATGCGCCGCCGCGCACTGCAAGCCGACAAGACAAATATTACGATTCGCCCTGCGAACAACGGGCGCATCCACGGATGGGCAGCGATGCGCGAAATGATGCGCTGGTGGCGAATGCTGCCGGAAAAGGCAGAGGTCGATCATGCCACCGCTCACGAACTGCTTAGGACCAAAGGCGTGATGGCCTATTCGCAGTACGTGAAGCAGGTTGAGGCATGGAAGGACGAGGTTCTTCCGAAGTGGCGAGTATTTAAGGCGCTCGTTGATCCGGTGACGGGGAAGGATGTAGCCGGGACGGGGTGCCCGAAGCTCATCAAGTGCCTTCAGTTCTTGCAGCACGAAGAGGGGACTGAGGACGTGATGAAGGTGGAAGGGGACGATCCGGGTGATGCGTGTCGCTACGGCCTGCATGATGTCAACGAGACAGCGAGCGGCCCAACGAAGGAAATGACGGTTGCGCAGGCGGTGACCGCTCTCGGGCCTGGCGCGTCCGCGCATTCGCGGTACATGGCGGCCGAGCACGCTGAGCGGCAATTCGATAAAGGCGCGGGCAACAAAATGTTCATGCTGCCGCGCAACGTAGGGCGGCATCGCCGCGTGATGTCGGTCCAGTAGGGAGGAAGTGATGTTTCCACCGCAGAAAGAAAAGAAGCCGGGCATGTCCGTAATGATCGCAGTTGGCAAGCCCAAGCCGAACCCGCTGAAGCGGCTCGACAAGCAGGCCGAAGAGCCCGCCGCGCCTCCGCAGGACAAAGCGCCGCACGATGAGCCCGACGCCGATCAGATGGGCGGCCCGAGCGACAACGACGCCGATAACCAGATCGCTGAGAACGTCGAGACGGTGACGGCAGCAGTCCCGGAACTTGCGCATCCGATTGGAGCGATGTTTGAGGCGCTCGCAAATTACTGCCGCCAGCATAAGGGCGGCGAACCGGAAGGAGACGAGGGCGCGGGGTACTGATGTTCCGCCTCCGTGTTTCTCGTGACAAAGCGGGCGCGTGAGTGCTGCGAATTTGATACTCGCCCGCTATCGAAGATGATCCTCCGTTTCCTATCGTTGTTCCGTCTGTTCCGTGAGGCGGTAGAGGCTCGCATTCGCGCTGAAGATGAAGCGCGAGCTGAGCAGCGCCGCGCCGAACGCGCCGAGTTTCGCGTGATCGAACTAACGCAGCAGATCATCGCCGACAAAAATCGCATCATCGATGTTCTCTCGCGCCGCGCGATCGGCACGAATATGTATGCCGAGAACGAAGCGCCGGCCGGTCCGGTCCCGGTCAGCGAATCGCAGTATCGCCGCCAAGCCAGAGACGAGCAGCGCGAGAAGACGAACTCGTTTCGTTCGCGCCTGCAAGAGTACATGACCGCTTATCGCAGTGACTCCGAATCCACAATCGAATCCGACGCAAGTTAAGATCGACCTGCGCGAGCACGTAGGCAAGCTTCTCGAATCGCACGTTGATGATGACGCGAATTTCGAGAAGTTGCTGCAATTCCTGCGCCTACGCAAGGCCGATTACTACTATCGCGGTATTCAGTACATCGCGCCTGATTTGTCGCCGACCGGCGTGATCGACTATATGCCGCTGGGCTCGCCGGTGGTTGGAGGCGAGACGCAGCGCGGTCTGCTCGATTACAACATCGATCAGGTTCGAACATTCGGCCGCAAGTTTATCGCGACGCTCGGCCAGCGCCCCTTCTACAACCTGAAGGCTGTCGCCGACGATCCGGAATCTGAATCGGACAGAATCGCAGCGCGTGAGGCAGACAAGGGTTATGACTTGCTGCGGGCGCAGTGGAACTGCCGGATCATGAACCTCGAAATGGCGTACCACGCATGGAAGAGCGGGACGATCTTCCCGTATACGCGGTACGTCGTGGACGGCAACAAATACGGCTATTCGGAAGAGCCGGTTTGGGGTCATGAGCCGATGGTTACGGAGCCGGGCGGGTTCAAGTGTTTCCAGTGCGGCACGAAATCGCCAGAGTTGAATGTCGTGCCGGTGCCTGACGAGAACGGAGGCATGACATCGTTTACGGCATGTCCTACCTGCAATCAGGCTTTAGACCAGACGGCTTACGAGCAGCCGGTTGAGATCCCGGTCCCGGTTCAACAGGGTACGAAGCAGTACCCGAATGGGAGAGTCGAACTCCATTTTTTGACTGGGTTCTTTATCACAGTTCCGTTCTACTCGCCAAACTTCCAGAACGTGCCGTTCCTGGAGTACCGCTGCGAGGAGCATATCGGTCGGCTTGTCGCTCTTTACCCGAAATTGCGGGAAAAGATGAAGGATGGCGACCTGAATATCGGATCGGACGCCGGAGCTGTGCAGAACAGCGGCGTGATCTCGCGGGCATCCGCAGAGTCGCAGGTAGGCCTTCCGCGCCAGAACAGCGCAAAGCATCGCACGTCGTACATTCGCACTTGGGTGCGCCCGTTTATGTACGAGATGGTACCGGACGATGCGGCTCGCACGCAACTGAAGGAGCAGTTCCCCAATGGGCTCAAGGTCGTTCGCGTGGGCAAGGAAGTCGTGGACCTCGCCGATGAGAAGATGGACGATTACTTCACCGCCGTCTATCCCGAGGTGGGGGAGTATATTTTCCGCGACGGCATTTCTTGGGGCATCCTTCAGCATCAGGACGCAATCAACGACACCTTCAACCAGCTTGCAGAGATCGTGGAGCGCACGAACACGGTCAACCTGATTTGGGCGAATGTAATCGACGTAGATAGCCTGAACCAGCGGCCGAACTCTCCGATGGAGTTCCTCCCGGTCCCTCCAAACACGGATCTGGACCGTTGTACGCGCGAGTTGAAGTCCCCGACTTTTCCCAAGGAAGCCACGCAGTTAATCACAATCCTTCAGGAAAACATCAAGACGAATACGGGCGTGCTCGATAACGTGTTCGGCGCGGCGATCACGGGCGACACGACGGCCGAAGCTAATCGCAACCAGTTGAACCAGGCGCTCATGCAGTTGGGCACGACCGGCGAGTTCATGGCGGAAGGCTGGCGGCAGATATTCACGAATGGCGTAAACGAATTGGCGCGTAATGCCCCGCGCAACGTGAAAGCGCTGAACGGGGAACTGATCGACATCGAGGCGCTGAACATCGGGAAGTGGCATTTCGAAGCAGAACTCGGCATCCCGCGTTCTTACGCTGAGCGCAAGGACGAGTTGAAAAAGCTGCTGATGCTGAATCCCGACATGGCCGCCGCGACGATCAAAACGCTCGGCGTGGACGCCCCGGCAAATACGGGGGCGATGCGGGATTATCTCGACCTGCCCGACTTGCAGGACCCTGCGGACGATGAGCGCCAGTTCGTGAACGAACTCATCAATGAACTCATTCAGGGACAACCTATCCCGCCTCAACCGCAGCAGGACCCCAGTATGCCGCCTTCCGCGCCGATGCCATCCAGCACCCGCTTATTGGATCTGGTGGATGCGCAGGTTCTCGATGCGGCGAATACGGCGGAGTTGATTCGCGAGTGGGTCGTAGGAGCAGGGCGAAAACTCATCGACACGCCCGGGTTTCAGAACGTGATGGCCGTCATGCAGCAGTTGAAGCAGCGCATGATGCCGCCGCCTATGCCCGATGGTGGCGCTCCACCTGCGCAGCAGGGCGGCGCTCCGCCAGCGCCTGGGCCGGATCAGCCGAACCCGCGCAAGACTCCGCCGAAAGGCGACAAGCCATTGCCGACAGGAGCAGGCGGGTCGATGGCCCAGCCCGCAGCCTAATCCAAAGCTGAATAGCTAAGGGGAACAACCAGAACAGTATGATGCCGACCGAAACGGTTGACGCGAACGCGTCTGCCGACATGAATAGCTTGATCGATTCAACGCTCGATTCCGTACCAGTCGAAACGAGCGAGTCTGACGCTTCCGCAGAGCAGGCTGATGCGACGCTTGAGGCTGAACAGCCGCAGGCAGAAGAATCCGCACAGCAGCAGGCGGAAGCCGCGCAGGAGCAGCCGACCGAGCAGCCCGTTGACGAGACTGACGATGATCTGTCGCGCCCGAACGGGATGTCGCAGAACGGCAAGCGCTACTGGTACGACGTGGCACGCGCCGAAAAGCTGCTTTCCGGGCATAAAGCATGGCGCGCGGTTGAAGATGCGGTACCCGGAGCGACGGTTGAGTCGATCCGGCAGATGCACGAAACGCAGTCGATGGTCGATTCGATGCTCGCCGATTACAATTCTGGCGATCTCGATCCGTTCGTGACCTTCTGGCAGAGGGAAAACCCGCAGGCGTTCACTCAGATGATGATGAGCGCTCCGCAATTTCTCCAGCAGAACGCGCCGCAGGCGTATCAGGCGATGGAGCA